TTATATGTTTAAAGATGATATGATTTCCGATGGAATTGAAAATTGTATTCAATATCTTCATAATTTTAATCCAGAGAAATCCCAGAATCCCTTTGCTTATTTTACTCAAATTATTCACTATGCTTTTATTCGTAGAATAGGAAAAGAGAAAAGACAACTAGAAATTAAAAATAAGATTCTTGAAAAAACAGGATTTGATGAAGTATTTGTTGATGACAATGGAGTTGACGGAACAAATTACTCAGACTACAATTCAATTAAGGAAAACGTACATATCAAATTAAGATATTGAATTATGCTAGTTGCCATAATAACTGACACACATTTTTGTGCCAGAAAATCTTCAAAATTATTTCAAGATCATTTTGAACTTTTTTATAAAAATATATTTTTTCCAACACTAGAATATTACAATATCAATACTGTCATTCATATGGGTGATGCTTTTGATAGTCGTAAATCAATTGATTTCTATGGATTAGAATGGACAAAAAGAGTTGTTTTAGACCCTTTGTCTGAATATGAAGTTCATATGATTACAGGGAATCACGACTGTTATTTAAAAAATTCTAATAGTATAAATTCTCCTGATCTGTTGCTGCAAGAATATAAAAATATAAAAACATATTCGGAAGCAACTGAAATTAAAATTGGAAATTTGGATTTATTATTAATTCCCTGGATTAATAGTGAAAATGAACAAAAAACATTAAAGATGATAAAAAATTCTAAATGTAAAGTTGCTGCTGGTCATTTAGAACTTAATGGATTTCCTCCTTATAAGGGTCATATTATGGAAGATGGAAGAGATCCAAATATTTTTAGTCACTTTGAAAAAGTATTTTCTGGTCATTATCATACCAGATCAAGTAAAGGTAATATTTACTATCTTGGAAATCCTTACGAAATTTATTGGAGTGATCTTTATGACGAAAGAGGATTTACAATTTTTAATACGGAAACCTTAGAACATAGTGCGATAGATAATCCTCACAATATTTTTGAACTTGTTTATTATGGAGAAGATACGACTCCAATTGTAAGATATGATTATGAAAATAAAATCGTAAAGGTCATTGTAAAGAAAAAAGATAGTCAACTTAAGTTTGAAAAATTTATAGAAAAATTATACTCTAAAAATCCAGCAGAAGTTAAAATTGTTGAAAATTTTCAAATACAAGAATTAGAAAATTTTGAGTCTCTTGAAACAGAAGATACATTTAATCTGTTAAAAAGATATATTGATGAAAGTGAGTGTGAATTAAATAAAACTGCTATAACTAATATACTTGAAGATGTTTACAAAGAGGCATTAGAGATAGTATAATGTATTTAATAACTGTAGACGGTAGAGAACAAGAGGGTGCATATGCTGCTGTAGATGAATTTGGAGATCATATTCTTTATATTTTTGAAGAAGAAGATGATGCTGTTAGGTTTGCTCTTTTATTAGAAGAAGAGGATTTCCCAAAGATGAATGTGATGGATGTTGAGGAAGAAATTGTAATAAAAGCATGTGAAATGCATGGATATGAATACAAAATCTTTACAAAAAATGATATAGTTATACCACCTAATCAAAAGGACACTGATTTTATATAAAATGATACACTTTGAAAAAATAAAGTTTAAAAATTTTCTTTCTTATGGAAATCATTTTCAGGAAATAGATTTTTCAAAATCTAAGACTACATTAGTAGTAGGAAAAAATGGATTTGGGAAAAGCACATTTCTTGATGCCTTAACGTTTGGTCTTTTCGGAAAATCTTTTAGGGGAATTAACAAGTCCCAATTAGTTAATTCTATAAATGAAAAAGATTGTCTTGTTGAAGTTTATTTTAGCATTGGAAATATTAATTATATAATTCGTAGAGGAATAAAACCTAATATTTTTGAAATAATTTGCAATGGAAAATTGTTAGACCAAAGATCTTCTGCAGTAGATCAACAAAAATGGTTTGAGCAATCAATTCTTAAAATGAATTTCAAATCTTTTACTCAGATCGTCATAATTGGCAGTAGTAATTTTATTCCTTTTATGCAATTATCATCTTCGCATAGAAGAGAAGTAATTGAAGATTTGTTAGACATAAAAATCTTTTCTTCCATGAATAATATTGTTAAAGATAAAATTCGTGAAATAAAAGAAGAAGTAAGAACATTGGAATTAAAAAAACAATCTATTAAGGATAAAGTTGAAATGCAAAAAGACTTTATTGATAAGATTGAAAATGAAAGTAAAGATAGTATTAAGAAAAAAAATAGTATAATTGATCGATTAATTCAAGAATGTAATTCATATATTCTTGAAAATAATAAAATTGAAGAACAAATTTTTTCCTTAACAAAAGATTTAGAAGAAGTTTCTGGCGCAAAAGAAAAACTCAAAAAACTTGGAAACCTTAAAGGAAAAATATCCCAAAAAGTAGTGAACATTACAGAAGAACATAAGTTTTTCACTGATAATACGGTTTGCCCTACTTGTACTCAACACATTGATGAAGAATTTAGGTTAAATAAAATCAGTCAAATTGAAAATAAGGCAAAAGAACTTAGGAGTGGATATGAAGAACTTGAAATTGCAATTAAAGATGAAGAAATACGAGAAAGTCATTTTTTACACATTTCAAAAGAAATAACAAATTTAAACCATGAAATTTCTCAAAATAATACGAAGGTATCTGGAAGTCAAAGGCAGATCAAAGATCTGGAAACAGAAATTCAAACAATTACCAAACAACTTGAGAATAAGAATTCTGAGTGGGAAAAATTAGAAGATTATAATAAATCTTTGGAACAAGTCTTTTTAGATTTGAGTGATAAAAAAGAAAAGATTTCTCAGTATGAGTTTGCTCATTCACTTCTAAAAGACAATGGAATAAAAACAAAAATCATTAAAAAATATATTCCATTAATTAATCAGCAAATTAACAAATATCTTCAAATGATGGATTTTTACATTAATTTTACTCTTGATGAGGAATTTAATGAAACTATTCAATCTCCTATTCACGAAGATTTTACATATTCTTCTTTTAGTGAAGGAGAAAAGTCGAGAATTAATCTTGCTTTACTTTTTGCTTGGAGGGAAGTTGCTAAACTTAAAAACTCTGTTTCTTGTAATTTAATTATTTTTGATGAGGTATTTGATAGTTCATTAGACACTAATGGAACTGAAGAATTTCTTAAGATTATTCGTTATGTAATTAATGATGCTAATATCTTTGTTATTTCTCATAAAACGGGAATGGAGGACAAATTTGAAAGTGTCCTTACAGTTGAAAAAAAGAAGAATTTTTCTTTTATAACATAAATATTGATTTTAGGACAATGAAAATTCCAAATTGGCAGCATCATTCTAAAAAAGAGCAGAAACGAAAACTTAAACCACAAGCACTTCGACAAGCAAAAGCACGTCGTCAAGCACTCAAGAAACGTCTCCGCAAGGAGACGTTTTTTTATAAATATTTTTAAAACAAAACAATTATGGATAATTTTAATCTTCAGGAAGCTTATCGTAAAATATACGAGCAAGAACAACTTGACGAAATAAGTGTTGAAACTATAAAGTCAGCATCCAAAGAAGCTGGAAAACTTGCTGGGCAGGCTGCTGCTTTAGGTGGTAATCCTGAATATGTAAAGAAGAAGAGAAAACAAGAAAAAAAATTTTATGACATACAAGCAAAAAGAAGAACTGCTAAAATAACAAGAGAAGAACTTGAAATTTTAGAATACCTAGTTGCCGAAGGTTTTGCTGATACCAACGAAAATGCTTTAGTTATTATGGCTAATATGAGTGAAGAGTGGAGAGAGAGTATTGTTGAAGAAATTGTTAATGAGGCTTGGAAACCTGCAAATCAACAAAAAATAAATCGTCAAATTGAACGTGCTAAGAAAAAAGAAGATGTTGCTACTTATCAAAGAAAAGATAAAGAAGCAAATAGGCAGTGGGATCGTCAAAGAGCAATGAGATTTGGAAAGAAAATGTCTGAACTTGGAAGTCGTTGAGGACACTTTCCAAACTGTCCATCAGGGGGTCACAAGACCCTCTTTTTTTGTATAATACATTCATAACGCACAACCCCCCCCCTTCTATGTCTGTAAATTTTGAAGTCAAAGGAATGCTTGCCCGTCTTCTTGCTACGGAAGACCTTGTAGTAGAACATAAGAAAGTCCAAACTGCCTGCTTTAACGTTCATACCCGTGTTCTCACTCTGCCGATGTGGGAAAAGGCAAGCAGCACCGTATATGATATGCTTGTTGCTCACGAAGTTTCTCACGCACTCTATACTCCCGATGAGGATTGGAGTGAGCAGGTAAAAGTGCCTCAGCAGTTCGTAAATGTTGTTGAGGATGTGCGTGTAGAGAAACTCATTAAACGTCGTTATATGGGTCTCGCAAAGACCTTCTATGGTGCCTATAAGGAACTCAACGAAGATGACTTCTTTATGGTTGCGAATGAAGACCTTACCAAGATGAACCTTGCCGACCGTGTAAATCTTTACTTTAAGGTTGGTAATTTCCTTCCCATTTCTTTCACCGAACAGGAGCAAGAGATTGTTGATATGATTGCCGAAACTGAAACTTTCGGTGATGCCCTGCTTGCTGCTGAGGTTCTCTACAAGTATTGTGTAGAGAAAGAACAGGAGCAAATGAATGTTCCTGCGTTTGATACTCACGAACAAACTCAAGGTAAAGGTGAAGAGAATTCTTCTGAGAAAACTGAGGGTGAAGTTGATGGTGAGGAGGAAGAACCTACCGATGATGGTAATTCTTCTCAGGAAGATAAGGAACAAACTGAAGGTGAAATGAAAGATACCGTCCCTGCTAGTGTGGGTGGTAAGGAAGCAGAACCTCAAGTTAAAACGATGAGTTCTCTTGAGGAGTCAATCAAGAACCTTGTTTCCAACATTCTTGATGAGAATGTGTATCTAGAAGTTCCTAAAGTAAATCTAGATACTGTGATTATTTCAAATAAAGTCATTTACGAACAGTGTAAAGAACATTGGTCTCATTATTCTGGAGACAATAATATCTTTGAATATGTTGATAATGACTATAATGATTTCAAACGTTCCGCACAAAAGGAGGTGAATTATCTTGTTAAAGAATTTGAATGCCGAAAATCTGCTGATGCTTATGCTCGTGCTAATACTAGTCGGACTGGAGTTCTGGACACAATTAAACTCCACACCTACAAATACAACGAAGACCTGTTCAAGAAAGTAACTACTCTTGCCGATGGTAAAAATCACGGTCTAGTGTTTGTGCTTGACTGGTCTGGGTCTATGTCTGATGTGATGAAGGACACCATTAAGCAACTTTACAATCTCATTTGGTTCTGCCGTAAGGTCTCCATTCCCTTTGAGGTTTATGCCTTCACAAATAGCTTTGGATATATTGTCCAAACTGATGAGAATGGTCGTAGTCTTCCTCCTCCAGAGCATACTGAAAAGAAGGAAAATGAATTTCAAATTGACCAATACTTTGGTATGATGAACCTCTTTACCAGTAAGGTTCGTAACTCCGAACTGGAGCAACAAATGAAGAGTGTTTATCGTCTTGCGAATTACTTTGGTCGTAGTAATTATTCTTCTTATACAATTCCTCATCGTCTTCAACTTTCAGGAACTCCTCTAAATGAGGCACTGGTTACTCTTCATCAAATTCTTCCTAAATTCCAAAGTGAGAATAAACTTCAGAAAGTCCAGTGTGTTGTTCTAACCGATGGTGAAGCAGGACCCCTGAATTACTATCGTCCATACAAACGTGAGTGGATGAATGAATCACAAATGGGAACCAAATATGTTGGACCTCATTGCTATCTTCGTGACCGTAAAACTGGACACGTTTATTCTATGAAGAATAATAGTAATCCTTATATTGGATTTACTCAGGTTCTTCTGAATAATCTTCGTGATAAGTTCCCTACAGTCAATTTTGTAGGAATGCGTGTTCTTGAACCTCATAGTGCCTCATCCTTTATTCGTGATAATACTGGTTATCATCAACATAATTTTGTTGAGTATGATAAAGTGATGGAACGTTGGAAGAAAGAACGTAGTTTCGTTCTGACTTCTGCTGGTTATCACAAATACTTCGGTATTTCTGCGAATGCTCTAAACAAGACTGCTGAGTTTGAAGTAAAAGAGGATGCTTCTAAGGCACAAATCAAGAGTGCTTTTGTGAAGTCACTTGGAGTGAAGAAAATGAACAAGAAAATCCTGAATGAGTTTATGGAGTTGATTGCTTAATGAAAGATAAAACATATGGTGGTCTTCTTAAATGGGACCACCAAAATAAAACGATATATGTAACGAGAAATTTAAATCCTCCGTCACATAATGCTCGGTTTTTATATGAGTTAAAAATAAAATATCCAAACTATCAAATTATTACTGAGGACAGTTCCACAACCGGCACAAGGGGGGTTTCAACTGCCCCCTCTATGCCCTATAATAACTTCAGTTGAAACAAACAACCCCTTTATTATGCCTCGTAATCTGATGAACAAAGAACAACTGATTGCCGACCTTCAAGACCTGTTCGGCACCGAATTCACTTCTGCCGATATTCGTGGTTTCTGTGCCTCCCGTTCTCTGAACTACCAGACCGTCACCCGTTATCTTGAACCCTTCAAGACCAAACGTGGTCGTTGGAACCTTGAGGTTACTCCTCAGGTTGTAGAGAATATTGAACGCACCTATCAGGCACCTGCTGCGATGCCTGCCGTAGAGCAAAACCTTATTCCCGATAAAGATGATACCTTCGTCAAGTTTGGTAATTTTAACGATATTAAGAAAATTATCCAGTCCCGTCTTTTCTATCCTACGTTTATCACGGGTCTTTCTGGTAACGGTAAAACGTTCTCTGTGGAGCAAGCGTGTGCCCAACTGAAACGGGAACTTATCCGTGTGAATATCACCATCGAAACTGATGAGGATGACCTGATTGGTGGTTTCCGTCTTGTGAATGGTGAGACCGTTTGGCACAATGGTCCTGTAATCGAAGCTCTGGAACGAGGTGCTGTTCTTCTGCTTGACGAGATTGACCTTGCTTCCAACAAAATCCTGGGCCTCCAATCTATTCTGGAAGGTAAGGGTGTGTTTCTCAAGAAAATCGGTCGTTTCGTAAAACCTGCT